ACATCATAAAGAGTGAAAAGCGCGTTAGGTTGCTTGCCCTTTTCTTTCTCTACATTGGCAACATGATGATTATGATTCAGCGGTGTAACATCCTGCGAATACGGCTCAGCGCCCCTAGCATACTCAGGCACCTCACCGTACTTAGATTCCCAAGTGCCATTCACACCCTCGCGCCCATAGTTGCTCAAAACCGCAACATCGAGGCCATCGCGGATCATGCGATTCAAAACCTGATTCGATTGCACGCCATACCCGGTTGGCGCAGTCGGTGAATTAGAAAACCAAGAAACCGTACCCTTTAGCATTTATGCCCTTTCGCGTAGATACCTAGATAATAGCAAAACCCCGCCGGAAAGATAGGGGGAATCCGGCGAGGCTTTGACCTGAAAAGTATTACACAGAAAAGCAACAAATTCAAGATAAAAGAAACGGCCCGGCAAATCCACGCGATGCCGAGCCGTTTCAGTTTAGAACTTCGAGATTAGCTTGCGCCACCCTTGAAGAATCCAATGTGGCTAGAAATCGTGAGTCCACCATCAACGCGAATGAGGCCCCTGTAGCTGGTCACATCGGTGTTGAAGTTGAAGTCAGTTGAACTAGCAACCTGAACGCCGCCAGCAACGCGTGCCTTGAACGATGGTAGGTGTCCGAATAGAACCGACTTAGCACCAGTAGCAACCGCTGGGATTTGTGGGTTTTCGTAAACCGAGTAACCAAGCAACTGAGCTGGCTGACCGTTTACAGCGTTGTCTAGCCAGATGTAGTTACCTGCGCCATCCTTTAGCTTGCGAGCAGCAGCGATACCGCTCTTAGCCATCATGAAGCCGAGTCCAGGTAGAACGCGTGCGCCATCAGCAATGCCGTAAACCAAGTCAATTAGGTTTTCGTAAGTAAACGCACCCGAAACACCAGTACCACCAGTAGTGACTGAACCAGCAGCAGCAACCAACTTGTCGGTTAGTGCGGTGTTAGCCTGTACACCCAGCGAAGTACCTAGCTGCTGAGCAATGTAGCTAGTGATGTTGAATCCAGCATCAGTAACCAACTCGTTTGCCAAGTTTACGATCGCGCCATACTTTACAGCGCCAAGAGTAATGCTTGAGAAAGTCGGGTTTGACTCTGCAACAGTACCTGCCGCTGCAACTGAACCTGAAGTGCTGATTGCAGTTACGGTTGGGATTACTAGGTTTTCGCCTGATGCGGTGTTGAATACCTCAGAGGTCTGAAGCATTGGGCCAACTAGGGTCGCAACCTGAAATACCTGGTCATAGAAAGAGGTCGGTACGGTGTTGCTCGATGGTGTGAGCGGTGCGCGAGTTTCGCGCATGAATTCGTGCGAACGAACCTCACCGCGAGCAATAGCGCGAAGAACATCTGCCTCAGATGATGCTGGTGCAACTTCTGGTGCGAATGATCCGGCAGCCTCAGCAGCCTCAGCTGAACGCTGAGCAACTTTCTGAGCAGTAGCAATGGCAGCATCGCGCTGAGCAATATCAGCCTCGAGGCGGTCAATCTTTTGTGAGTCTTCAGCAGTTAGTCCGCCACGCTTTTCAGCGTCATCCAAAACTTCACGCATCTGTGAAATTAGGTTGTTGCGAACTTCAGCCTGACCCTTGATGAAATCAGACATGATTTCCTTTCAAATAGGTTAGATGAATTTTCTGCCGCGCTAACGCTGAACAGAGTTGGCCGCGCTAACGCTGAACCTAATAAAAGTTTAGCCACCGCAATATAACAGCGGAAAGAAAAACCCTCTCGGCAAAAGGGTAAAAAGCCGAGAGGGTAAAACTCGAGAAAGTTAGCGAGTTTCTTTAGCCTCAGTAATCCGAACTTCTTTAGCCGGTACTGAAGAATCTTTTAGCTCTTTGATTAGATCGGCAACCGGGCCAATAACAGGCGCACCAGCAACCTCATTGATTACCTTTACAGCGATCTCAATTTCTTCTTTAGTTGGCATTACATTTCCTTTAGTAGTAGGTCGAGTTTCTTTTTCTTCAGCGCGAGAATGTCGCCCTGAACTTCTTGCACTTCTTCGGTCTTAGTTAGTTTTGCCACAACATCGGTAATGAGGGTCGCGTGAGATTCTTCTAACTCCTCGCCCGACTCCAGGCGCATGAGTGCATCAGCCAACTGATCGGCATCGATGCCAGGTGCAGATGAGCGAACCGAGATCGTGCCGCTGGTAGCGGTATACGCTGGCCAAGAAACAACTGATGTTTCAAAAAGTCTGACCGCCTCAAGAGTGCGAACCTCGCCCTGCCACGAATCCTTGATAACAGAGAAACCAAAGCTCATAGAGTCAATAGTTTTAGAGCGAATCAGCTCAGCCACATCGCGGCCTCGAGTGGTATTGGCTAGGGTAGCCTCAACGCGCAAACCAATCTCATCTTCAGTAAGTTTCAGAGTGCCACCACGAACCGATGCCAACGGCTCACCAGCATCGTGATTCCACAACAACTTGACCTCATTGCGCGACTGCAACGAACGCTTAAACGCACCAGGCGCGATTCGCTCGATGAACGGCAACGGCTCAGAGTCCGAATTGAAAACGGCGGCATAACCCGTAAACGCCATGCCATCAGCGGTTTCGCGAATCTCAAAATTAGTCGCGTGAATGCGCTGCTCTTGCTTGCTAGTCGAACGGCCCTCAGAGTCGCCGCCCTCGAGTTGATTCTTGATGCGCCAAGCAACATCAACCCATTTAGAACGCGTATTAGCAGTCATAGTTTCTCTTTCTTGCTCTGCCTCAATTCTAGCAACCACCGATTCTGCGAAAGCCATCGTGCGCTCAGCAGCTCTCTTAGTTGGGCCTGAACCCCAAAGTAAATGTGCGACAACACCGGCAGACGGATAGTTATCTGCACCAGGTTGAGCATCCGGCGCATCGAGGTCATCCATGTGCCTAGCGATCCAGGCAGCGATACGAATCCACTTATCATCGGTAACGCGGCCCTCAGCCATGTCGCGCGCCTCACGAATAGTGCGCTCAACCAAACCATCGCCACCCTGACCATCGGCATAGTACTCGAGGCCACGCCTAGCAGCCGCACGCATATAAGCCGGTGCATCCTGATTTATAGCCCGATCTTCAGGCACATCTGGCACATCCGCCGGCGCGATAGCGGTGATGCCCAAACCTGAGTAAGCCTCACGAATGTCTGCACTATCATCCACCGCAACCATCACATTGTAAGTTTTCAACAAATCTTCAGCGGTAAGTTTCTTGAACTCAGTCGAATCGGTATCGGCATCGGGTTTCATAATCAACTGGTCATAATCAATGTCCAAGTTTTCAAGCTCAGAAACCGTAGCCGTACGCTCAGACTCGAGGCGAGCCGTCACAATGATTATCTCGGTATCGTCAAAACTCTCGAGATAGGCATAAACCTTTTCATTACGATCGCCATCGAAAGTGATTAGCGTGCCATCAATGTCCGCGAGAACCGCCTGAGAGGTTGGATCAGAATCATCCATAGGCTCAGCCGATGGCAAATCAGCAATCTTAGTCAAATCGGCTAGAGGCACAACCGCAACCAAAAGCGACTCAACATAGACGCCATCTTCACCCTCATAAATTTTGACCTCAGCCTGATCGCCATCGATGCGGTAAATCTCGCCATAATAAGTTTCGCCACCGCGAACCCAAGTCACATAATCGCCAATCAACAGCGCGCGCTCACCCTCAAACGGCTCATCAGTCGCGATAGACAACGCAACAGCCTGATCGATAGCCGACTGCTTACCAGCGTGGCAACCAAAAATCTCGCCGGCCGAATCAATAACAGCCCAGCCGCCAGCGCAACCCTCGCGGTCTTTAGCAATGAAGTATGGCATTAATCAACTCGCATCCACGACAATTCGTGACTGCCTGATGCAGCAATCGCAAATAAGGCAGACAAAGGTGGCAAACTGATAGTCAAAGTCGAATTGGCGTGCAGATTGAAACCATCATCCTTAGTCACGCTGCTATTCCCCAAATAAATGGCGTTAGTGCCGCTGTTATGCAGAATAAGTTGATAAGGCGAATTGAATGTTCCGTCAATCTGCACCCGAGTTGTGCCAACGGTTACTTGCCCTGAACTTATCGGCATTAGTAAACCGCCGTTGGGTTTTCAGGGTCGATCATCGATACCGGTTGCAACTGAGTCGATGGCACACCGGTGTGCGGAATCTCAGGCAGATTCAGGGCCGAAAGAGTTTCTTCAGGGCTGAAACCAACCTGGATCAGCATCTGCGCCATCTTCACGCGCTTTTCATCCTCAATAACGGCGGTCTGCGCCAAGTCAATGTTGGCTAGTGGCACTCTAAACTGATCGCCATCGGCCACCGGCGACAAATCCTCGAGGCGGCGCACATCGTTTACCGACATGAAACCAGCCTGAGTACCGATACTGTATGAGGTCATACGCGACTGTAGATCGCCACGCAGCAACGCATTGAAGTTGAACTTGATGAAAGCCGATGGATTCGGTAGCAGCTTGCTATAACTCCACTCAATCTTCTCGAGGATGGGCCTAAGCGTGTGACTTATGAACTGTAAGTTGTTATTCTCGACGCTGCTAAAACTTGATGAGCCTGGCACATCCATCATGTGCAACGGAATGTTGAACGCGCGAGCAATTTCCTCAACCGCGAAACGGCGCGAGTCCAAGAACTGAGCCTGATCGTTAGGCACGCTAGTCGGGTTGTATTTTGCGCCACCCGACAACACACCAGTTTTGTGAGCTTTACGCCAACCGCGATGGCGCGAGTCAAAGCCATCTACTAAATCGCGAGCCTGTTGCTGGGTGAGCGCACCAGGAAACTCAATCACGCCCTGAGTAGTCGCACCCTGACCAAAGAATCTGGCCGCGTACGCTTGCAACGCAGTAGCAACGCCCAGCGCATCCTTGAGTTTGCTTACGCGCGAGATGCCAACCAAAGAGCCAGGCTCAGCCAAGTCAATGATGTGAATAATCTCATCGCTAGTAAGAGCCTTGCCCTCATTGCCGATAACAAAAGTTTTGCGGCCGATGCTATTGCGCTTTACCTCAACGGTATTAGGGTCTAGCACAACCAGGTTTACAACCTCGCCGTTGTTGTCGCGAAATACGCGAGTGAATGAGTTGCCATGCACTAGCAACGATGTGACTACCGCGCCGTAATGTGCCTGGCGAGTTGTATCAACATCGGGCTGATCTACCCAAGCCGGTCTAGGTCGCAACGGTCGGCGCTCACCATCCGAGCGAATAAACGCATCACATGGCAGCGTAGAGATGGTGTCGCTGATAAGCGAAACCGCTGAAAAGAAAGCCACGATCTCGAAAGCGTTTTGGCCATTGATAGCAACACCAGCATTTGACTCAATGCCAGCCTCGATGCCCGATCCCCATACGGTTTGGAAACTTACAGCTCGCTGCTCGAAAAGATTATTTAGCATTATTTAGCGCCTCTTTCAATGGCCATACCGAAAAGCACCATACCAATACCTGCGACAACCAAACCAGCCGGCACAAACCAAAGCCCAACGCCAATGGCGACAACAGCCACGCCGGTTGCTTGCATAATTGTTGCAATCATCTACACG